CTGTCGATATCGTGCTGCGAGCGTATGGCCTGCAGATCGCGATCCATCAAAACCAGGGATCGCGGTGTGCAGAACGGATCGGTGCCCTCGGGAACATCCTCATGAAAGACGACCCCAGGATGCTGCCGCGCGAACGACACGCTCATATAGTGAATCTTCTTTCGCGCGGCCCAGTCGAGCCACGGTTGCAGCTGCGGCTGGATATTGAGCAAGCACCGCCGGTTGACGATAAACATCAGCTCGCGCATGACGCCGCTACGGTCAGAGACTCTGTTTGTAGCAGCGATCACCCGCCAGCCGACCGGCAGCTTCCACGCGCCGACGTTCCCCTTGTAGATCAGCTCAGCCGCAGGTTTTTTAACATCTTCCTCCGCCTGGCCAAACTCATCGAGGAACAGCACACCCACCCTGGGCATGTCACCGGTCCACTCGCCCTCGGCGTACCAGCGCACCGGCTTCTCCGGGTTGCCCGTGGGTTCACACACCCACGTATTGGCACGCACCGGCGCCCATGGCGGCCGCGAGAACACAAAGTCCGGTATGGACCCGCCATCGGCAGCTTTTACCGGAATGCCGAACCCGCGAACGTCGGCTGACTGGATCGTCGCCAGCATAAACTGCGTCATCCCAACGGGCTCATTCAGGGTGAGGCACAAATCCTCAACATACTGAAACCCACCCTCGGTTTTGCCGACGCCCGGTGATGACTGCAGCACCATGCCCGACGCACGCTCACCCAGAGCTAACGCCGACACATGGGTGCGCAGCAGCACCCGCTTGGCTTGTTCCAAGTTCATGTTAAATACTTCCTTTCCTGTTGCTACGGTAGTACTAATGTGCGGTCGTTTTTATTATGCCTTCTGACAGGGCTTGGAACCTGTCTGCCGCATTACAGCGCTTGCGCGCTGTCCTCTGCGATTAATCCTCGGCGTCAAGCCGGAATGACTCGATGCGCATACGGTCACGGCTATGAGCCCCATCGGGATCATTGGCCAGCTTGTCGCGACCGGCCTCGGCCAACTCACGCGTGCTGTAGGCGCCGACGATCTCGTATTCGCCGGGATCGAACTCGGCATAAACCAGATAAACATGCTTCATAATTCACCTCCCAAGCTGCTGCAGCTGCCATTGCAGCTGGTTAAACTGGTTCTGCTGCTCCTGCATCTGCTGCTGTTGCTGCCATTGCAGGTCGCGCAAGGCGTTTAGCTGGTCCTGCTGGTATATGCGCTGCTGGCTCTCGCGATGCTCGCGCTCGTGACATGCCCAGATATCGCCTTCTTCGGTCAGACACGACGCGTGCGCTGGTGTCACTAGCGCCAGCGTGAGCCCGACAGCGATCAACAGGCCCGACCCGCAGGAACAGTCACTTGTTCTCAATTTCGCCTCCTATAAGATTGCGAAGAGGGTGGCTGTGAACACCACCCATAGCGCGAACATGCACAAGCCGGCGTAATGCAGAATGTCGTTCATTTCGCACCTTTCAGTTTTTCGCAGAGAAGCACGTATTTCATATGCTCGACCGGTGATATCTCGCTGCCGCCCATCAGGAACGACAATTGGTTGACCATCAGCCGTATCGCGGGGTCGCGGCGTAGCGCATCGGTGCCAGCGAAACCATCTTCGCTGCGCATTTCATCGCACGCCTCGACGATCGCATGCGCAATTCCCGACGGGTTACACGCACCATTGTCGATCATCAGCGCGTCTGCAAAGCGTTTTGGGCCCATTTTTTACTCTCCTTGAGTTGCTACAGTAGTTACACTGTCGTGTGCGTGTTTTTATTCACTCTCGTTTGGCTCGATTGGGCCCTCCTCCGCCATTTCGATATCGATTTGGTCTAGTCCGCGCTCGAAAACGCTCACAACAAAGCTCGAAAATGGGCCCACATGACCCATATACGCCTTGGTAGTGCATGCCCGAGCTACCAAAAGTGGGCCCAAAGTGATCTTGAAACGCTGCATCACAAGCCTCCCATCAATTAAAATGGGCCCATTTTTAATGCCCAAAATGTCTATAGCAGCTATAAAAATCTGTGTATAGGAACCATAATCTTGGCTTGCTACCGTAGCAATCTGTTTGTTGCAATCAGCTGCGAATTAGCTCGACAAAAAACGGAAACTAAATCAGTATCTTACGAATTAATTTCACGAATTGCATGATTCACGCGGTGGAAAATAAGACATGCGGATAGCACCACACAAATGTCGCGTCTGACATCTCGCGTTGGCCAAAACACTCATGGTCCTGTTTGAATCATGATATATATGTAATTAATTATTATTATTATTATTATATTATATTATATATATCTTTCTATATGTGTTTAGAAGAGGTTAGCGCTTTATGTACTACAGTAAGTGTATTACTACGGTAGCAATCCTTGCTACCGGTCGAGAAATCGCGGCGCATAACCAGATTAAAGCGTTGCTATCGCTGTGGAATTGTCGGGCAGTCGCCGCGCACTATCTGACACCATACTGGCACCAAGCCAGCGGGACGCTAGGCTAACGCGTTGTAATCGCTCGCGCACTGGCGCACGGCGCACTAGCTTTGTAGGTATGTGCGCACGGCAAACGGCCGCGCCAGAGCACTGGCGCGGCCGTTTAGCGTACGGTAGGCAAAAGAAAACGCCAGCGCAGCGCGCTGGCGTTTTGCTTATGGAAGTGTGCGGCGCTTAGGCTGCGTTGAACTCTGCGATAGCATCGGTTAGCACGTCGCTGGCCGCGTCGTTCGCTGGCTCCGGCGCCGGCGCAGGTTCTGGCTTGCGCAGGTTGCTAGGCGCGGGTTCCGGCTTTTTGTTCGCCGCGTCGCGCGCCTCGCGAAGCGTCTTAGCGTCGATCTTGCCTAGGAACGCGTCGATCGACTTGAACGCTTCAACAGGGAACTCAGCGTGGAACGCACTGAACACCTTCCGCATTGCCTTCAGCTTCGCAGCGATCTTCGCGTCATCCTTGGTAGGATCGCTCGCCATGCCAAAGCGCACGATGCTTTCCTGATCAGGAAACGACGCACCATGCTCGCGAACCTGCCGCAACAGTGTTACGAGCATATGCGTCCGACGGCGGAACGCTTTGGCGAGCGGCTGCGGCGCTTCATCGTTCGCCGCGACTGCCTCGCGTTCCTTATCCCATGCTGCCGTTCCCAGGTCGAAAATTGACGGCAGAACCTGCCGAACCTGGGAATGCATCGCGAGCCGCAGCTGTGAGGCGAACGTTTTGAGCGTCGCGGATTTCTGATCGTTCCGCGCGGCTAACGCCACATCAACCGCTCCGTCGCACGCGTCATCAACCCAATTGCTCGCGAACGCAATCTGCGCCGCGCCACGAAGCAAGGCTTCGCGCTTGGAATTGGTGGCGTTCGACGCTTCTACCAACGCGTCATTGGCAACCTTTTGCTGGCCAGCGATATCGGAGAACTGCGCCAGGAAACTGGCCACGCTTTGCGCGGCCGCTGCCTTTTGCTCTGCGATGATAACTGACATTTTGGTACTCCTATGTGACTAGCGCGCCCATGCGCACTCATAGGGAACGGCGGTTGTTATTACTGCTACAGCATGGCCAGCGTGCTACCGTAGCAACGCGCGGATGGCCAAGCGGCCGAGCGGCCAACCGGGCGGGGTAGCTGTCCAAGGGTGGGCGGCCAGCCCGGCGCCCACGTAAGGCCACGCCATGACTGCGCCTCTGGGCAAAATTAACCTTTGCCGCTACCGAAGCCGCATCGTGGGGAAGATGCCTCTGAGCAAAATTAACCATTGCCCCAAAACCAAAATTAACTAATTCCGAGGAACGCCCTGGCACGTCGGGGCGTTTACAGCGACGCGCTCGTTGCGGTCGCTGTAATTATAGCAGCTATCATTTCGGGTTGACGACCCCGAATCGTACAGCTAGCTTACTATCTCTGCAAAAAGACGTGCTTTGGGGGACAAGCACATACCCGCCGCCGAGGCCAAGAATGAGTGAGAGCAGGGAGCTGTTTACCGACGAGTTTGGCCATATCCGGGTCGCGGTGATCGCCGCGCCGATGCTGGGGGGTGCGGAGGAGCGGCGGGCGGATCTGGCCTTGTTCTATCGCGAGTTGGTGTTTGAGCGGGTCGGGAATGTGATTGTCATCGGGCCCTTGTTTGATCCTCACGCAAATTTGAGCAAAGGGCAGCGGCTGCGCTACCTGGCGGATAATTACCCCCACGAAGTGGGGGTGGTGACACATGCCCTGGTCGGGCATAACAGCCAGGCGGAAGCGGCGATGCGCGCCGCCGGGCGGGTGGACTGGCTTGATTTTGCCGCAGGACCGGATACGGCTGCGGCGGTCGTGCAGCTGCGCCGGCCTGGTTCATCGTCGGGTGTGCCGCTGGTGTTTGTCTGGGATGATACGGCAGCCGGCAATGGCGCTGCTTCTGACGATATTGATTTTGTGCGTTACCGCAGTCCTGGTTTTACCGATGGGGTGATCGTCGTTGGCGGCCGGCGCCGGCATGATTACCAGTGGGACGGGGGTTGTTTATTGGTGAGCCCGGGGTTGTTCCATGGGTCGGAGCTGTTGGAGGATCCCGTCGGGCCGGTGATACTGGAGCTGCGGCTGCACAATCCAGGTCTGTCGCTCGAACAGGCTTATCATCCGTGTGATGTCTGGGATTTTAACGGGACCGATCTGCGCCGTTTAGCCGGTTGCTGATATCGACCTTACGGTCAGGCTCATTTAATAAAATTTATTTTGTATCCCCTGCGACGGGCTGTCGCAGGGGAGCTGTTGCTTCCCGGTTTGTTTTCATGCTGTTATAGGGAAACCACTGTGGATAACCCGCGAACTCTTAACAAAACCGCCCTAAATCGTTACTATACTGTTGTTGAAAAAATATCCCCTGATCCGATATACCCGTTCATGGAACTTTAACCCTAATGCTGGCATTTTGTAATTATAGGTGATATATAATCGGTCCACGGGCTGACTGTGGATAACCGGTGGATAAATAAAATGATCGTGGAGCTGCGCGTGGCAAAAGGACATTTTGGGGTGCCTGAGGGGGGCACAAATCTGCCGGTGGTTTCCAACCACGTCGTGCAGAAGTTGGTCGACTGGCTAAAGGACCGGGAGCAGATGCAGCGCCCGCCGGAGGCCACGGCAAAGGTGCTGGCGTTTATCATACTGGCGTATGAGAAGCGGTTGCCCTTTCCCACCAGGCCGCAGCTGGCTGCTCATCTCGGGATCAGTGTGCCCTCGGTTGACGTTGTGTTATCACAACGTCAAGGCACCAAGGACATTCGCATCGTCTCCCGCCTCAAAAAAGGCAACGTCCAGCAGCGTGTGTCCACCATCAAGTTCCGCATCGTGATCCCGACCAACAAGGAGATGATCAAGTTGGTGCTGGGCGCGGTCGAGGAAGACCGTGCCGCCCAGGCCGCGATGAAGCCACGGCGCCGTCGCAGGGAGGAAGTTTAGGCGCTGAGCCGTACCCCCGCACCCCCGGTGTCGCCGGGGTACAGAAAGATGATCCCTGCCTGTTCGAGCGCGCGCTGGATGCGGAAGAGGTTTTCGGCACGCATCGCGCCCACCGCTCCGGCTTCCGCTCGTTGGATCGATGAACTGCTCAGACCGGACTGTTCTGCTAATTTAGCGGCGGTCCACCCCAGCAGGGCACGGGCCGCACGGATCTGCGCACCGGTGATCATCGCGGGCATCTCAACGCATGTTTGGGCGTTAGAGACAACTCGTTGGGTTTTTTATGTCATGTGTGAATGTTTTGCTGCTATCGTAGGGGTTGTTGTCGCAAAATTTTGCGGGGTGCGAGATGGCGGTTGAGCTAGTGTGCCCGCGCTGCGGTTCGACCGATGTGCGCCAGGTCTGGTATAACCGCTTCAAGGACGGGTTGATCGTGCCGGTCTACCCGACGATCGACGACGATATCTGGGACTGCGCCGCGTGCGGGGGCGAGTTCGAGGTGGATATCCTGGACCTGGTCGAGCCCGAGCAGGTGTTTGCGGTTTACGAATACCCCGACGGCACGATCCGCACCGAGCCGGATATGCGGCCGATCTTCGAGCATTTCATGGAGGCGCTTGCCAGGGTGGGGCCGTACACGGTCCGCGCGGACACCGGCGGCGGCAAAACAAACCTCATGGCTGAATTGATCAGGAAAATCTGATCTGCGGGTGTTTTCATATTATGGTGGGGTGTGTTTCTACCACCCAGCATGCCGTTCTCCAGGGCGGTGCCGATGCGCGATCGGCTTAAGCGGGCGATGACGCTCAAGCATATGGACATCGTGCGCCGATGAACGGGATCCACCTCAGCGAGATCGATGTGGTGGGTGCCTACAAGCAAGCCAGCATCGACCTGCTGGGGCACTACAATCGGACCGAAGCCGAGCTGCGTCTGGTTGTCGAGGAGGAGCGCCGGCGGCTGCGCGACTTGCAGCGTTTCGCCAGGCTGAGCGCGATCTTCTGCTTCGTCATGGGTGCGATCAATCTCGGCTACATGGTTTGGCGTTGGTACGCAGGCTGCCCGTGAACGACAAATATGTTCTCGATTCCGATGGCAACCCGGTCCGCGAACCCAGTTTGTTAAAATGGGCGCTATGGTTCGAGCATGCCGATCGCCAGGTCGCGCTTGATGTGTTTGCACAGGGGCACCGCGTCTCCACGGTGTTCCTTGGGCTCAACCACAGTTTTGGGTCGGGACCGCCGGTGCTGTGGGAGACGATGGTGTTTAATGATTATGGTGATATTGCGTGCGAGCGTTACACCAGTCGTGAGGATGCGCTCGCAGGTCACCGGCGTGCCATCGAGGAACTTGAACGCAGGCTGGCGGTGCAGCCCTGATCTTATAGGTACTGGGTTCGCACGCAGGGGTCGCGCACCAGCCGGCGCAGCGCGGCGTCGAGCAGCTGTTTGGCGATTATCAGACTTTGCAGTGCGGTCTGCTCGACCCTGACCGGAAGCTCGCCGTCGCGGTAGATGGTAACGTGGATCACTTCCTCGGGGTCGGTGATGATGATCCGCGCGCGTGCGCGGTTGCGGTCAGGGTGTGTCATGGACCGTGAGCCTCGCAATCCCGGATGATCTGCATGGCTTGCTCCAGTGTCTCGTGGACGCCAAACCCGCTTGACCGAACACCGATATAGATCACCGCGTTTGTCCCCTCGGTGAGATGCTTGTGATGCTCAACCGCCGCTGGCTTGATGGCCTTGATGGCGTCGCTTGAGATCAGCAACGCGCCGCCGTCCGGGCTGTGGAATGTCAACATGCACACCGCTGTGGCGGCGAGGGTTGTCACCGTTGTTCAGTCCTCCATTGGCGGGCCCGGTTTAGGGTCGACGGGGTTGAGCAGGGCTTCCGTCGAGCGCGGGTTCTTCCCCGGCCTGACAAAATCCCCGCCGAGATAGGTCGGGATCCGCAGCGGGCGTGCTAGCTTGCGCTCGCCGCGCATGATGTCGCCGACCTGCTTCCGCAGTTCCTGGCGCATCTGTTTGGTGACGGTAAACATCAGGTCCACCCGGCGGCGGTGACGAGTTCTCGGGATTGGGTGACACGCGGCCGGTCGCGCCGCATGACCCGCGCGGTGTAGTTAGACTGGGTGCCTAAACAGAAGTATTGTAGTGCATCGCAGTTATGAACAAGTAATGAGTTGGCATAATAGCAATGAGTGTTAGCTACTCTTAGATTTATTACTATTACGCTTTCTTGCAGATATTTTAGTTCCACAACTACGGGAACAAGTTTTAATTGTGGTGTATTTGTTGATGGAGAACATGAGGCCGCATTGTATGCATATTCTATTTTCGTGATCGATGCCACTTTCGAGCCTGGCGCGGGATTGACAGTATGGCGAACAAAAACCACGTTTTCGAGATTGGATATAAGTTTCATATAGTTTGCCGCACCGCGTACAGTTGAATTTACATTTGCTGTAACCGGCCCAGTGTTTACGGGTATGGTCTGAAGCAGTTTGCAGATCGAGATTTTCAATTCGGTTGTTAGCCGGGTCGCCGTCTTTGTGATGAACGTGGCAATTTTCAGGAATTGGCCCGTTATAGTGCTCCCATACGGCCCGGTGCATTGAGGTGGATCGATTGTTCGCCTTGTGCCAGAAATATCGGTTTCTGCCAGATTGGTAATACCATTTACCGAGGAACTTCTGTTTGGTTGCGGGCATTCCAAGATGTCTCCCTGCCGGAGCATGAATGCCGGAACCCACTGCCCTTGACAGGCAAACGGGTGCTCGGGTGTGCAGCGCACGGTGCGTCCGTCGCTTAGTTTGATTTCCACGGTGGCGGGCACTTCGCGGGCGCCGGTGACTTCGATCCGGCGCGGCCCGGCCGGCGTCGACACTAGATCGCCGGGACGCAGTGTCTCGATGGGTACATCGCCCATAGGCGTCGCGATCGGTGTCCCGGCGACAAAACATACGTCCGACCACGGGTGCTGCTTGTCGGGCAAATCGTCGAGCTGTCCGTCGCGCCGGCGGCGGTAGCGGTATCGGTTGCCCAGGGACTGCACCAGGATCGGGCAGCCCTCGCGCGAGATCTGCAGCGCCGGCTGCTCCATGATCGTCGAGCGCATGAGCTTCTCGACAGCGGTGAGCCGTGCGTCGATCGCGTTGGTCGATGCCGGGTAGGCCAGAAATCCGAGATCATTGAGATCGTCAAACGGGGTCGACTCGGAGACCTGGCTGCGTGCCCGGCCGGCGGGGTCGCCAACGATAAAAACCCGCTTTCCGGCAAAGGGTGGCGCTAAGAGGACGGGTTTGAGGTGCTCCTCCACCATCTGGATGAGCCCCATCCCCTCGGTGACCACCTCTTTCATGATGATTGCTCGGCCATAATTGTCGTGCTGGCCGATGACGGCGCAGGGGGTGCGGCCAAAATCCAGACCGACCATCAGCGGCTTTGCCGGGTTGACCACCACCTTCATGTCGCGGACGTGGCTGGGGGCGTGAAAGCTCTTTCTAAAAACCGCCTGGCCGGCGTTGGACGTGCCCCACTGCGATTCGACGTGGACCGCTGCCCAGTCGAGATCCTTATCGTCCATCAGCTCGTCGTAATAACCCTCGGCCAGGTTCTCGATGTTTTCCGCTAGCGGGCTCAGACCCGAGGGCTGGTGAAAGAGCTTCCACGCCGGGTGGGGATTGAGAACCAGGCGGTCGTGGTAGGGCGCGTCGGTGTCCCACGGGTTGGTGTCGGCAATGATCCCGCGCTTGGCGGCGCCGCCCATTGCCTTGGAGGGATAGCGGCCGCACCTACCAAGCAGCGGCCGGATGATGTCAAACGGGACTTCACGCAGCTCGTTGATATAGGCGCCGGTGAGCTGCATGGATAGCAAGCGCCGAACGTCTTCCTTGCTGTCGAGCGGGATCAGCGGCCAGTCCGAGTGGACATGCGTCCCGTCGGGGAGATTTAATCGCAGCTGCAGGGTTGAGTCGGTGGTGTAAAAATGTACGACACCCTGGAGATAGCTTACTGCGTCGGCGAGCACGGTCTGGCGGAGTTGTTGCAGGGTGTTTCTGATCAGGGCAAAGCGGGTATAGCGGGTTTTATTCCAGGCCGGCTGGGCACAGGCCCACCTAACTAATTCCATTATGCAGCCCATTGTCTTCCCACTACCGAGCGGCCCGACGATGACGCGGATGCGGTGGGTGTCCCGCATAAACATCTCGACGGTGGGCGGTGGAACGTATTCCACCTAGATCTCCTCGTCCTCGAACTCTGGGTCGTCATCGTCTTCGAGGGTTGGTGACCTTGTGGTCTTACGAGGTTCGTCGGGGGGTGCTACCGTAGCAACGATGGTTTCGTCACTACCGTTGCGGAAGTGAATATTAAGAACAAAGTTTGCGCCGATCGTGCTGGCGTTTTTATTGGCGGCCTGACTGCCATCGACACCGCCGACGCGGTTGAGCTGCTTAAACGCATCGATCCGTTGCTGCGCCGGGATCCGGGGATCGGCGGCGATCGACGCGGTGGGGATGATGAGGTTCTCGGTGGCGGCGAGGGCTTTTAGGCGCACCCGGGCTTCGACACCCTCTTCGCTTTCGAGGTTGGCGCGGAGCTTCTTTACACCGGCGACGATGTTGGGGTGGCCCTTGAGATATTTGTAAAGCCGCTCCGGTGTTCTGAGCCC